ACCACTCCGCACCAATTATTGGGATTTGCTAGTCGCGACTACACGTCGAGTGGGACCCCCAATTTGATTAGAAGTGGTTCTATAAACCTGAACGGACCAACATCATTAATTGTGAGACTGAGTACGGGTTCAGATGACTTTACACGTACGGTATATACAACAACACCGTTTTATACAGGAAGAGTGATTCTATCGGGTGACACGCTTGTTCATAAAGGAATTGATGACCCTCTTACACATTCGTTCGTAGGTGGTTCTCAAAAGACTATTCGGGATATAAAGGTTGAATTCTTCTACATGAGCCACGGAAGACTCATTCCATATGATTTCAGAAATCAAGATCATGTAATGAAATTTGAAGTCACGTGTTCTACTGATAAACTTGAAAACCTTTCTAAACAACAGACGCCTCTGTCGCGATTTGACTTACCGCCACCAATAAGCATTCCAGAAATGGAGAATCCTTATAGATGGAAAGAATATCTTTCTATCGTTGGTATTGTTTTATTAGGATTGATAGTTATATTAATCACTTCTAAGCCTAGATCAAAAATTGCAATAAAACTTCCGACCAAGCTTACTGAGTAACCGCATAGACCGGTTGGAGCGGCTTGCGCACACGGCTGGAGACACGAGACATCACCAAATAGACCGTCACGGACAACAAAGTGGTGAAAAGCGCGGTGAGAGCGAAGTGCTGACCACCATTACGCTTAACAGTGACGATTTGCTGAATGGCCCAACGGACGAGGTCCATCCACGAGAGAGCGGCGGCGAAGGTGAAACCCGCGACGACGGCGTTCAAGCTTTGGGATTCCAATTCTTGGGTAACGAGACCAACTGTATCGGCGAGGGCGGACATTGTATTTAAAGTATATAGAGAAATTATTCTGGGAGTAGCTCTTCTTCTGTTACAAATTTTTTGTATTTATCCTGATTATATCCTTTCGTCCTGGATTTCTTGTTCTTCGTTGTTTTTAACTTTGCCAGTTGTATTGTTTCTGTTTCACTTCCAGTAACACTACTACTATCTGTACTAGTATCACTTTCATCATCACTTGACTCGTCGGATGAACTGGATCCGCCTTCGATCTCTTTTAGTTTAGTCGAAGTAGTCCATCCTTCTATCGACGACGTGTTCATTATTATCTATGGCGTTTTTAATCATCTCTTCCACCGGCGTCTTGGGTTCCCAGTTACCCCATCGTTCATACGATTCATTTACGTCGGTATATTTTTTGTCGTCTCCCGAATACGGTTCAAAATTAATCTCCTCGGTTTCATCTACGATTTCGAGGGCATCTTCGTCTTCTGAATCTTCGTCTTCTGAGTTTTCTTCGTAAATTTCCGGAAATTGAGAACCAATTCTTTGTCCAACCGTATTCATTGCACAATATTTAATTGCGTATTCAAAATCCTTCGATAAGATGACATCACGTCCACACGCCTTTGCGTAGTCTGCTGCCAAAAGAACAGACTGTTCCAAAACGGGTGTGATAATTTCAATAGCGGCTTGTTCCATTAATATCCGTCTTCAAAAATAGTTTGGGCAATTCCATCCACTATTCTGAGAACATTGTAACTTAGGGCATACACGTGTAATTTTCTGTCTATATCGGAAGGGTTCGTCGTGATTTTTAATCGCTGGTTCTTGATGAGACTGAAATTCTTCTGTCCGGTAGGATAAGGCTTCTCTGGTTCAAGACTGAAACTATGAGAATAGAATCTTCGTATTAATGGTGTTTTGGAGTGATGAATAGCAGATTGAATAGCTTTCAAAAACATAAAACTTCCAGCCTTTCCTGTTATGGTATGTTCATCATCGAGAGTAAGTTCCAGCTTGTCTAAATTCTCGTAATATAACAATCTATCACTTACCGATAGATATATATTATCGTAATCAAATGGAGCTACGAAATCATCGATTGTTTTGTTATTTTCACGCTGAATGACAAAATACAACTCTTTTACGGGGTTGATAAAATTTAATTCAAATTCATTCTCCTGAGAGCCTCTGTACGGGATATCGAATGTATTTTTCTGAAACTGCGTAATAACCATGTCTCTGTTGGTGTTTTGGATTCTTAATCGTTCCCCTGGATCTAAAAATATCATCTCCGCGGTAATTGAAAGCTTCTTTATGAGGTTTTGAGTAAAACTTCTTTCAAAGAAGTCGAATATACGAGCATGTCCCGCACTTGTACCCGTACCATCGTTTGATTTGGCACCAACAATTAATCGGTTTCCATCCTTAGTTAGAGAAACGGACCAGCCAAATTCGTCAGCGAGCGCTTCGGCATCCAAATCAACACCCCGCTGGTGCCAATTTCCGGATGAGGCACTCGCCTGTGCGTTGGACCAATTTGTAGATCCACTCCATTCATACACACGCACATGACCCTTCGCACCACCCAAAGGGTTCATATTTGCGCCTATTGCTAATCGTTTCCCGTCTCCGGATATACTTACCGATACACCAGACTGATCGAATCCGGATTCACCGTCTATATCTGTACCCATCTGATACCAATTATCGGCTCCATCCCATATAAATACACGAACATGACCGGCGTCTGTCTGCGTACCATCATTTTTGGGACCACCAACTGCTAAAACGTGACCATCATACGAGAGACTTGACGAAAAGCCGAATTCATCACCTGAGTTTTCGCTCGCGGCTATGTAATTTGAACCGGCATCGGTCGTTACCCACGTTGAACCGGATGTATTTTTTATCGCCTTGACATAGCTTGTTCCGTCCGGGTTGTTTGCGCCTGATACGATTATCTTTCCGTCTCCACTGACTGTAACACTATAACCCAATGCGTCACCTAAAGCATTACCAACTTCGCTACCTTCGGGTTGTATTCCTACGGTATTGGTGTTATTTCTCGAAACTCTGTATGCGTAGTATTTACCCTGTGAGTTATTTAATCCACGAGCTCCTATTCCAATTACAGTCCCGTCGTGTGATATGGACACAACACTCCCAAAGTTTGTATTTGCGACAGTATCCGGTACCGGGGGGTCTAACGTAGTGTTAAGATCCCAAGCATTTGTTCCTGAATTATAATCATACACTCTCACGCGACCCGTATTCGTAATACTCGGTGTGTAATCGTGATTGGGAGCACCCACCACGACCCTATTACCATCGGCCGATATAGCCGCCGCTTGTCCAAAAAAGTCATTCGCAGCTGAACCATCTATGTCCGGTCCTTTTTGCGAGGTCGCCCCATCTATTGAAAATACCCTCACGTGACCGGCATTTGTTCTCGCATTGTCCGGATCATTATCCGGGGCACCAACTACCGCATATTTACCATCCGGCGTGATAGCAACGACAAAACCGGATCCGTCTCCGGTTGCTTCACCATCTATATCGTTTCCATTTTGTAAGTATGTATTCACACCATACCCGTAACCCTTACCGGCATTTGATGCCCATGAAGATACGCCACTCACCGTCACTTTTTGGTTATTGACAATACACTCTTCCGCCGACCTTAATTTTATTTCAATTTCCACCTCTTGGCGATCGATCGCACATAGAGGTATGGCCAATTCTGGATTTCTATAGAAGTAAAACGGAATATCAATGAAATATTTTTGACTGCTGCTTGCGACACTCAAATGACTTAATATGGTTGGGGTATTTACACGGAGAGAAGATGTGCGGTTAGGATATTTACCTATGAGTTGTTTTAATCCGGTTTGGTTTGTTTGTGTATAATTTTGTTCGGAATATATCTGAAGATAGTCGGATGGTATTCTCTGAATGGTAGTTCCACCGATGATAATATCCACATATTCGATCATGGCATGTCCTATAGACTCAATCCATCCCATACCGGTTGCCGCTGCGTTTGAAATGGGATTCAATTCAACATCCAAGCTTATTGTTTTTATAAGATCACCTTGATTGGGTGAAATTCTGTATCTGACTAAAGATCCAAAGTCTGTTACACCGACATCCATCTTTATAAAACTTTTCGAATAATTCGAATGTTTTTTAAAGTGTTCCCGGAAGTAACTGTAGTGTGGATCTATAGTAAAAAACTTGTCCTGTGGCCCAGTTGTTTCAAGTTGAACTCTACCGGCCATCACTATTACTATAGAGAGCTAAAATTTTAAACCTGCTAAACCTCCATCTATGCGTAAAATATTATAATTCACCGCATATACCTGAACCCATCGCCTGGCTTCAGCTCCCCCTTCTCGTCCGAGCGTGACTGTTAATAATTTGTGTGAAATTCTGCTCATATTAACCTGTCCCGTGGGATAAAAAGCACCCGGGTCATCGCTGAATGAATACACTCCAAAATGGGGCGTTATATTTACATTTGTAACACCCAATACCGTAGGAGAATTTACATAATGTAATAATGGTTGTTCATACGTCGAAAATTTTTCGTCAGCGTTTATGACTGGATTATTATTGAACCGAAGCTCGAGGTTTTCA